AACCGCAGTTATTTTATTGTCGATTCTAGCGTTAATTAAACTAACATCGGTTCCAACACTCAATCCGTGAGTAGCTTCGGTTATACGTAGAATTTGCGGGGTTCCTGTAACGATTTCACCCAAGACAACTATATTGTTAGAAAATAGATCCGTTACTCTTGGGAAATATTTCTGTAAGTGGTTTAAAATAACTGTTGGAGAAAAGAAAGCCATAGTTTAATCCTCTTTTACTGGATATTCTTTTAATTCAAAATCTTCTACATCATACCATGTTTGAATCTTTCCGTTATCAGTCCATACCTCTACTAAATACATAATAGGTTTGCTTAACCCATCTTGAGAGACAGCAGTAATTAAACCCTCTTTACCATTCTTTAAAACAACGGTTCTTAAATGATATTTAAATAACATCTTAATACTCCTCTATCATTGCAATAATATCTTTTATATCAATAATTAAATGATTTTCATCATCTATCTTAATAGGGGGTTCCAGCGTATTTATCATAAATAACCTTATCCCCTGTTTCAATTGTTCTTATATCGCCTCGCTCTATTACAATTCCGTTATGGACTTTCTCTTGAGCGGTTTGAGGTATAAACAAACCCGATGCTGTTTTCTGCTCTACAGCAGAAACTTTAACTAATACTCTTTCGCCTAATGGATTAATTTTCATTCGATCCTCACTTTATATTTTTTAATAGTATAACACTATTATTTTAATTTGTTAAATCGTATAAGTCTTTCTCTAATCTATAATGCAAAGCAATCACTGTGCATTCAAAATATGGTCTCGCTTGCATCTTCTTAGTTCCCTCTTCAAGAAACGTTGGATAGGGAGCGCCTTTATTATTAGCTGTATTAAATATTGTTAAAAATAACGGAGTGGTTTTATAGGAAAATAGTTTCTCTAAATCTCCAGATTGTGAGACAGGAGGACTCCCTGCAGAACTTGATCTATTAGGTAATCCAGAATAATGACGGCCATTTCCAACCGACGTTGATATAACTTTCCGAAGTTCTTTCTTGACCTCTTTACCGTGGGTTTGCAGAGCTCCTCTTATATTATCCTCATGCTTTCTCAATTGTTTGATAAGTATCTCTTCATGGAATGTTGCTGGTTTGTATTTACCTTGATATTTTACCTTAAGTCCTGTTTTAGCCATATCTCAGTATATCATTTCTTCTAAAAAAAACAACTTTCTTAGTTAACAGTGTTGCGTAATGTACATTTTAGATATAGTATTATGTATATGAAAGAGCGAATTGTTATTGATACGAAATCAGAAAACAAAAAAGAGCTAAAAAGACTAGCTAGAAAAGAGGGTTTAACATTATCGGCCTATATGGTGTTGAAGGGATTAAATAAATTAAAGGAGTCGAAATGAAATACAAGGGGAATAATAATCAAGAATTTGAGACAGTAGAAATTGAGGATAAAACTTTTAAGGGGGTTATTAGGAAGATAGATTTTAATATCCCTTCATGGGTGTTTACTTTAATAGTCTCTATGAGGTTAGGGAATTGGGCAGATGTTACGTGGGGTAATGATCATACAGGGATTATATGGGCTTGGATTTGTATTCTAAGTATGGCTTATATCTATAAAATGATAACAGGGCTTCTCCTTTTATTCACTAGCATTACAGACGAACTGGATGTTGAAGATATGGCTAGAGGAGTATTTTTTGATTCTTATGATATCCCATTATTTAGAATCATAATAATATCTAATGGTCTTAGTGTAATGTTTACTAATGTATTATTGCATACTCATTTACATAATTTGGTTATGTTTGTATTTGATAAGGTAGGGTGAAGATGAAATATTTAGGATTATTATTTATTGGAATATTGGTTCCATTAATATGTATTATAATAGCTGGAATTATGGCTATAAAAGGTATAGACGGTTGGGGATGGTTTATTTTTGCATCTGTGGTAACAGCTAGAGGATTCTCATATAAGCATGAAGATAAAAAGGATGGTGAAGGGTGAGTATAGTTTACTGTAGCGAGTGTGATAATTATGCAAAGAAAGATATAAAACAAAATCATTATTATGAGTGTGGTTGTGGCGAACATATGCCAGAATTAACCGAAGATGAATTGTTAGTAATGATTATATCATTGCAAAATACTGAGTGGTCAGCCGTTGCATATGATAGAGGGATAGAAAGAAATTATCTTGTAAGAACTATAGATGTTCTTAAGAAATATTCAAGAAGAGAACTTCTAAAATGGCGTAAAAAATATGGATGGGAGATAGACAAACTTAAGGATACCAAACTTAATTATCGTACTCCTAAAGGAGAGAAAAAATGATAAACACATTAGATGAATTAAAAGGGATGATACACAATATTAAAATGGTGGTATCCCCAGATAATGAATTAGAATATTACGCACTGGATATTATTGAAAATGCGTTGGTAGAGGCTATGACTTTTAAAGTTAAAACAGCAGATTGTCTGCAAAAAGAGTTTGAGGCAACAGTAAAGGATTATCTTAAGGAAGCTTACTGCGAGGGAAGTCTGGACAAAAATACTGATACTGCCAGTACAAATACTTATCGATTAGAGGGTATTGAGTGTTGGTGGGTAGGATATTTACTTTGTTATGAGAATCAGAGAAAGGGGTTAAACACTACTAGCCTCTAAATCAGTAAATCCTGTCTCTGCTAATTGCAGTTGCAGGTATTCGTCTTGTTCTCCATAATTAATAATTCCTTTCAATTTAAAATATCTAGGTTTATCTCTAGTTATTCTTACAAAAAAAGTATTTATATCTAACTCATAAACATCTTGGTCAAATGGGATATATCCTACGTGCGTATAATTGGGCGCTGACTGATCTTCCATAGAAACACCATTAAATCTACGGGTTGATTTAACTGCTTCGAGGTAGCCCGCAAAATCGGCCTCAGAAGTGAAATCTTGAGTCGCTTCGTTAGACCCTCCGATAGAAGTTCCTTTTTGAGCCCTAGACAACACTTCGATATAATCATTCATAGTTCCAGCACATAATATTACTCTACTGAACTGAGTTTTTACACATCTAGACATTAGTAACCCCATCCCAAATTGCGAGGTTGATTATCTACAGTCTCATACGTGGATCCCAATATGGTTGAAGCTAGACCGAATTGATCTATCATAGATTTAGCAGGGCACGGTATAGGGTAGCCATTTAAAGAGCATCCTTTATCTGAGCAATCACCTCTATTTGTATAATAAGAAGCGATAATCATAAGCATAGCAGTTTTTAAAGCTGCAGGAATATCTGTTACAGGGTCGTCATCGATAGTAAAACCCGCAACAAAAGTCACTTTTATTTTATATGCATTAATTCTAGTACTATCAAACGGGATAGATTCTTTTAAATAAATAGAAGCCCAATCTCGTTGTTCTTTTTTTTCTGTTACATTTTCATATAAACCTTCAGTAGTCATTGTCCCTTTATCGAATTCTACATAAACACCGTTTTCATCCAGGTATTCTATTTTTGTAATATCGGCCAATGCTAAAATAGGAGCTCTTTCAAGGGATAGTTTTAAATCACCGTTCACAAATGAATAAAAATAATCAGATCCTAACTCAAAGAAAGCCTCGCAGGTCGTTCTTCTTAAGAATAACCAAGTGTATTTCTCAACAACTTCTGTCGTGGTTTTAATGAGGTCATTTATTAAATCTGTATTTTTAGCAATAATCCCCGGGGAAAGATTCAACCAAGCTCCCACTTGAGTAGGTGTTAATATAGGTGTTTCTACTATTGATATTGGATTTGTTATATTTGGACTAATTTTAATCATCACGACCCCTTTAAATAAAAAGCCTCTTCATTGAAGAGGCTTTAATAATTTTTTTAATATTACTTTTCTTCAAAAGTTTTTTCTATAACTGCAAAGATTTCATCCTTGACTTTGGCCTCACCAAGATCAATGGTCTTTTTCTCTGCATAAGCTTTTAACTCTGGAACTGTCATTTTTTTAACATCTTCCAGGGTTGCAGGCTCTTCTGAGACTATAGTCTTTTTCCCAAATTCAGCAGATCTTTTTGCTTCAATCAATCCTTTGGCTCTATCTTCCGATACAGTAAAGACTTTTTTATCCTCAATATCTTTAGGAGTAACTTCGAAAAGATTTCTCCCATCCCGATATTTACCAGCACTTAAAAATAATAATTCCATAGATTACCCTCCTTAAGTTCTCTTAGGCGCAGTTGTCACTGCATCACCAGTTGGAGCAGGGTTTCTAACATCTATATCAGCTACAACAGAAGCTTCTTTAACCTGTGGCTTAAACATTGAGTCTTGTAATTGAGCAAGAGCTTGACTTAGTGCGATATCTACCGTACCAGTACAAACAATATTAACTCTTACATATCGCTCTTTAGCCACACAACCAACGTTTACAAGTTTTGCACCTGCTCCTGTTAATGGAAATGATCCAGGGTAATAAAGATTTTCACCCTCTGGGATATCTGCCCAAGCATCTACAGAGTTGTTGTCAGATGATTCCTGGAATTTTATAGAGGCAACTTCACCGGTAGTGATAGTTGCAGCAATAGCCATTGTAAGGCTTCTATAATTAAATGTATCAATGCTTAAACCAAAGTTATCACCTAATGATAACGCTCCTGGTGTAAAAGCTAATACAGGTTTACTACATGAAAACTGTTCTTTATCCATAATAAAATTCTCCTTATTTATAGATTTAGCCCCGATAATCCCAGGGCTACGATATATTACGCTTTAACTTTCATTCTAATACCAGCTTCGTGTAATTTTGGTTTACCGAAACAGTATTTCTGGAATAAGAATTCAACGATACCTTCTGCTTTTCTAGTGTAATCATCTCTTAATATAGACATATCAGTTCTATCAACAATCTGGTAGAATCTCTGCATATCAGCAAGTAAGATTGGGAAACCACCGTTTGTATCCATATCATCAAACTCTATAAAGTCAGCTGAGTATCTAATACCATTTATAGTTGCAGGAGCACCGGAAGCAGCATCACCGAACGCAGGATTCCATAAATATCTACCGTAATCATCTTTTAAAAGTCTAAGACCAGAAAGAGTTTTTCTACTGAACATAAATAAAGGATTGTATCCACGCTTTAATAAACCTGTTATTTTAATTAGGTCGTCAAAAGTTACGACACCAGAAGCTGCACTTATATATTCTGGTACATTGGGATCTACTGACCAACCAAGCCCTTCATTTGCACTTATACCTTGTCCATCAAAAAATTCTTGTCCCTCTTTAACTGCAAAAGCTTCTGCATTATCCTGCATTAACTCTTGAGCAAGATTAAAACCATTATATAATAATTCGTCTTGAGTTATAGGAGTAATATTAGACATTCTCTGAGGACTGAAATCTGTTTCAGTATAGATAGATGTTGACTTTCCTGTAGCTCGTGCTTCACCAGTTCTAAATGCTTTAGGGATACCGGCTCTAATAATCTCTTTATAAGTTTTAGCAGATACATTTTTAACTCTAGCAAATTGACGAACATTACCATATTCAACGATAAGTTTATTCATTTCAGTAGAGTACTCTGGCATACATAAGTAACCACCATATTCACCAATATCAGATCGCAAAAGATCGTTAGAAGCTTTCTCGTTATAGTTAGAAACTAATTTTGCCATTTGTTTAGCATCGGAATCTCTTAAATCAAAGTTCTTCATAGATGCAAAAGCTCTCTCTGCTTTCTGCATATTTAAAGGATCTTCAATAAACCCCTGCCAATTCTGAGTTATAAGAGCGTTCATTACATCGAATGAATCAGCTTTTAAATCTACTACAGCAGCTTTTGAACCGCCACCATTTGCAAGAATCTCTTCAAGAGTTTTAATTCTATCAAGATTTTCAGTCGCTGTTTTCTCAAGCTCAGTTGTTTTTTTGAGATTAACCTCATTCTGAGTATCAAACTCTTTCATTTTTAGATCGGAAGCTTCAACATAGCTTTTATATGCTGCTGAGTCCGTCCCTTGCTTTTCTGCAATTTCACGTTGTTTTTTAACGATCCCCTGCACTTCTTTCATTAACTCTTCGTCCATGAAATATCCTCCTAAATGATTTTCATATGTTATTGGCTTGCTTCAATAAATCTAAAAGCTGGCTTCTTTCATCTGTAACCGAACCATCCAATCCAGGAGAGCGAAGCGACTTGAAAACAAGTTCTTTTGCATTTTTTGAAAGCGTTACATGTTCGTTAAAAATAACGTCCAGATCCGATTTTTTTATATTATTTAAAGTTGCCGTATCAATGAAGAATGACTTCCCTTGAAACGGCTCCACTTTACCCATTTTTTTATACACCGAATTGATATGATTTTTCAAGTCACTTTTTAATTCAGATGTAAGATCGATGCTATTAGCACCAATAATCCCAGCTATTTGATAGATCGCCTCTGGAACTGTTTTAAATTTACCATCGATGTAATTTACATA